CATATAGATTATCATAGATCTTACGGTAGATTCTTGATGGATCATCAGAACCATTCTCAGCAACCCACTTGCGCATCGCACCAAAGTTCTGCTCTCTGAGAGACGCGACAAGATCATTAAGAGAAACGTCTGACACTGAAGCCAGAATACCAGAATCAATCTTACCGCTGACGGAATAACGCTGAAGTTCATTCAGAACACGGCGATAATCTGGAAAGTATTTTTTGACTACTTCTACAAGGACTGCTTTATCAAACGGAACTTTTTCTGTGGTAAGAATTTCTGCTGCACGCTTCATAAATGCAACAGCCATCTTTGGTTTTTCTTCTTTGCGCAGTTTGAATTCGATAACAGCGCATCTTGAATGCAATGGCTCAATGATTCGGCTCTTATAGTTACAAGTCATGATGAAAGTGCAGTTATGCGCAAACTCTTCCATCGCCGCACGCATGGCTGGCTGAGTTGAGTTTGGATTTAGATAATCTGCTTCGTCGATGATAATAACTTTCTTGCCGCCAGTCATTGACATAGTGCTGGCATAGTTCTTGATCTTCATTCGGAAGGTATCAATACCTGACTCATCCGAACCGTTGATCATCAGATAGTCGCAACCGATTTCATCGCACAATGCTTTGGCAACTGTAGTCTTACCAGTGCCTGGACCGCCACATAGAAGAAGATGGGGAATCTCCTTGCGGTCAACATAAGATTGGAAAGTTGCCTTGTATTCATCAGGAAGAATACAATCGGCAATAGTATGAGGACGGTATTTTTCAACCCACAACGCTTCATTCATAATATAAATTCCTCAATTATTCAGTAACGATTTTACGCCATTTACCGTTTGTTTTCAAATACATTTCACCATCAGGACCAGGTGTCATAGAAACATTCACCACAGTTAATTTTTGATTTGGTGCAGTTGTTCCGATGTTTAAAACATAGTCACTATTAATTCTAAGCCTTTCGATATTATTGTTTTCGAACACCAAATTCTCTTCATCATACTGTGCGCCAATTGTCAGTTTACCATTGTAACCAGCGGCTTCAATCTTCTTTACTGCCTCAGACTTTCCGTTAGAAGCAACTAAAGATGCAGCAGTGACAGCACCACCTGCAGCGGCACCACCAGCAATACCAAGGAATTTAAAAAATTTTCTTCGTTCCATAATTTATACCTCACAAAGAGAAGATGGGGCGGGGACGGTGAGTTCCCACGGCGAGCAGTCTGGCGGATAGTGCCGTCAAAAGAAATTGCACCCCAATAATCTTATTTATACACTCAAACAAGGTTCTGTTTAATCAATCTAAGAAAATGCTTTCCATAAGATCTTTCAAATATGTTATACCAAAACTGAAGAGGCTTGACGCCTTCTCGCATTTGAATCATATTGATCCACAAATTTCGCATTTCTTCTGTCCAAATGAACTTTTGAAATTTAATTTTCTCATCAGTTCTGAATCGAACATAATATAGCGGCTGTGATTCTCTGAAATGAATTCTATCATTTTTATTTTTAAAGATGAAAGCGCATTCTAAAGATCGAAAGTGTCTGCCCATATCAAATGATCCACACACCATAGTTGCTTTCTTAGTAATATCGCAATCATGCAAAAATGGTGGAGTCAGTTCACCAATTAATGGTTTCTCTGCAAGAAAAATATCTGATGGAAATTTATAAGTGCAAAGTCCGATATTGGCGTCTCTTACCATGACATTGTCATCAAAAAACTTTTGTGTTTTTGAAGTTGTCTTAATTATCCCATCAACCCATTCCAAATCATATTCAATTGCATTTTTAAATACAAATGTATTGTTGCAAAATTCTTTAACTGATGGACACTTTTTTATTTGATCCAATTGAACAGAATCTTTGCCATTTGCTTTTAAATTGCTGAATAATGATTGGAACAGGGGTTCAGGTTCATATACAAAAGAATTTGTCGTATTTGAATAATAAACAATCATTTTGCGACTGTTTCGTAGACCTCTACGAAATCATTCTGTTGAGCAACTTCCTCTTCATAATTGCGCTTGTGGTATACTTTTGCGAGTTTACGGCTTAACTTCTTTGGAATCTCGCATTCATCCTGCATCTTCTGAAGAATTTCTTTAATCAGATCACGCTCTGCTTCAATACGAGTCAATGAGTTAGAGATCTCTTGAAGACAACCAAGAACTTTTGCCTTATCAACTTTCATATTATTCTCCGAATGTAGAGTTGGCTGCTTCAATTGCAACATAGTAAATGATAGCAACAGACTTGTGCTTGAAGCAGGAGAGACCTTTCTTAGCGATAGAAACATCGTACGATCCTTCCATCAACTTGAAATTCTCAACCTTCATCACAACGCGGAACTTTGTACCATCGCCAGTGCCAATCTCAATCTTCGAAACGTCAGCAGAGTCATCTTTCACATCAGTTGCGATGAAGTGAATTGTCTCACCATCAGACTCAAACACAAAGTTTGGGGATCCAGAGATACCAGCAGAACGCTTCATCCACTCAAGATCCTCTTGAGAGATGCTAAATGTGCAATCAGGATCGCCAAGAGTGATTGCTTTCTCTGGTGGGACAATGATGATTTTTGGAGAACAATACTTGATGAAGTCAGACTTCTTCTTATTCTCAGTGGAGATGTTCACCTTATCATCGTCGAACGACAAATGGGCTTCCTTATAAAGAGAGACCTTTGCCAAGAGTTTATTCAAATCATACAATGCAAATTCTTTTGGGAAGTTTTCATTCACTGTTGCTTCCACGAAGATTGTCTTCAATGGAGAAATAGTACGAAGAACATTACCAGACTTGAACTGCAGACTTTGATTGATGCTCGAGAAATTTTTGAGCACATTAACAGTATCATCAGAAAGTTTCATAATTTAGACCTCATTTGCTTCAACACGATTATTATATAACGAATCCACCAACTTATCAACTCTAACTGTTAACTCATCAAGCGAACAGTTATTGTCCATCACAATGTCATAATGCGAACCAATCCAAGCCCACTCTGAATAATGGACTTCTGGATAAGCATTGCGCATTATTTCTTGTTTGTTATAGATATTGCTCTCACGCGCAAGTGCATACCACTCTGGATCTTCACCGCGACGAACTCGAACAACCTTGCCACCAGATCTTACAATTGCATTGATTTCATTTGGGAAACGAACATCTGCAATCACATAATTATTCCATGGTGCATTTTCACATCGACGCATCACAGTATGAACCCAGAGGTCAGGGTGAAAAACATCTCGCCCTGCCTCTGTGCCCATTAGCTGGAGTGCTAATCTTGGTGAAAATTCTTTACCAAACTTCTCGGACCACCATTGATCAGGTTGTTCGCGCCATGCTCGTGACTCTGGAGTGTCACCTTCAAGCATGGCACGATCCCAACCAAACACAGCAGCGCAAGAATCCTTGACGCTGTTTGCAAAACTCTCTTTGAAGAAATTATGTTTTTCTACCAAGAGATCTGCAACTGTGCCTTTCCCTGCTCCGATAAAGCCTACAAGACCTACGATCATACAATATTAGAGAGTGCCGACGTAGTTTGCAATTGCTGGCATATCACCAGTGAATGCATAGGTGCCGATGTGATGTGTCTTCATCCATGGGCACAACCAGATTTGTCCACCCATGTTTCTCCACCACTGACAGAACATGTAATCTTCAGAGAGATAACGATCGCTCTTGCCATGATCGATCACTGTATCGAAGTATGCATGAATGTAACGTGTACCATCAAAATTGGCTTGACCAACATGGTCTGGCTTATAGCGAAGTTCTGGATATTTTTCCTTGAACTTGCCAAACACTTCACGCTTGACCATCATGAAGCCAGTGCCAATTTCAAGAACCTCAATTGGTTCTGCAACACTGAACTTGGTGGTGCCTGGTGCTGGATTGAACACGAAATCACCAGCAAGTTTTTCCATCTCAAGCGGCTCAATGTCTGGATGACGTTTGACAGCTTCCTTAATTGTTCCCCACTTGATTGATTTCTTTGGATATGGACCACCGATGATTTCTTTATCAAGCGCAAGAAGTGCAATCACATCACGTGGATCGAAATGGATGTCTGCGTCGATAAAGAGGAAATGAGTGAAGCCTTCTGCACGAAGGAACTCATCAACAAGATAGTTTCGAGCGCGAGTAATGAGGGATTCATTGAAGATAAACGAGAAACGAACTTCAATGCCATACTGCGAACAAAGTCCCTGCAAGTCTAAGCAAGACTTCAGGTACATACCATGCGCCATACCACCATACATTGGGGTGGCTACAAAAAGTTTATTCTTTCGTAATTCTTCTACTTTAACTTCCAATTGCATAATTATTCACTCCAGTTATAAAATGTCTTAATATTTTCAATAATCTTAGACTGGTCATCTAGATTTTCGTTGACCATTGTCTCTATATAGTCCATGAGTGTTAGGGACCCCGTGATGTTAGAGATTTTTGTTGCACGCGAGGTTTTGAATTTATCGTCTTGATCATCTTTGCGATCCACATGACGTTGTTCTTTCGTATTATGTGATGCAGTCAAGACCAAAACTTTAAATGAATTTGGAAATACAGTTGCAAGTTTATCTAGCAACTTTGAGTTAAACAAACGATCACCCTCGAAGATGACATTCACATTTGCGTTATCATAATCCAATTCCATAAAGAACTTTTCAGCGTCTGGCTGAACAGCCATAGACAAACGATCAGTTCCCTGGAATACATTACCATCGTTTGCATATTTGCCAAGAATATACAGATTTAATTTTTCTGAATACATGGCATCAAGAAGTTTCTGTGGCTTACAGATCTTCCAATCATCAGCCATCGAAATCAACTTGAACATCAGAGTGGTCTTACCAGTTGCTGGCTCACCACCCATCGCAATCACTTTTACCATATCGCCTCCAACCCTACTGGATTTAATCCTTCTTCAAACATCCATTCAATGTTTTCTATTCTACCTGTTCTGATAAAATAAGTAAACTTTTCCTTGTTGATTTTTCTTCGTGGAGCAAGACGAGGATCGAGTGTCTCATTTCTTGCTTGCCACAGAACATTCCATTCAATGCCATGCCACCCATCTTGCTCTGCTTGCATCACTTCTTCTGATTGACGATCAAGATAATAGCCAAGATATCTTCCATGATGTTCGCGAAATATTTTCTTGAATGAGCATAGACAAGTTTCCATCGTGAAAAAATCAATCTGATTCTTTAGACTAGGAAATCTGTCTCTTGTTTCTTCGAGTATTTCTTTCGCTTTACTTTCAAGGTCATCGCACTCGCCAGAAGTAAGTCGTGAATCGTATTTGTTATCTTCGCCGAGGGCAAGATGAAGCCCATTACGATGTGAGCGAGACCCAGAATAATCGTCAAGCATGAGAGAAGTAGGTACGCACTTAACGTCAGCAGTATGGCAAAGGTGCTGAAGGTAAAACCAAGTGGAATAACGACCAAATTTATGAAGAGAGTTTTTAAGATTATTCCAAAGGTTGTCGAAAGTTTGCTTTTGGTTGTCTCCATAATATTTCTCCAACACTTCACGTTGAGTTTTCTTGCCAATAAATTTTTGATAAGATTCGAACATGGCTGGCAAATGACCTTTGTTCCACTTTGTGTCTGTTTGATATCGTAAACGTTTGTAGTTTTGTGTGTTCCACCACTCAATACGATCTACGGTAGCAAGTTCATAGTCTGGAAATTCGCTTTTCAAGACCCATGCAGTTGGTAATTGATAGGTGTTGCCATACAGCCATGCAAACCAGAGTCTTTCTTCGTCGTTGTGTTCATATCGTTTATGGAGATAATTGGTCATCCAAATGGCAGGATCGCAGTCGCCAAATTGCATCGACCACGCATACCATTTTATAAACAATTCACGACGTTCTAAATTCATGCAAATAAATCAACTTCTTTAAAGAGTGCATCGCGCAACCAGTACTGACCAACTCTTGCAATGGCTTCTTCAGTTGCTGCTTTTTTCTTTGCACCAAACTTATGTGACTCCAATGATTCGCGTTTTAATTGTTCAATTACTTTAATATCCGTTGGCAAAGCAATTGTAGGATCATCCACTGCGAGATTGCGGAACATCATCTGCTCTTCGCGATTCTTAAACAACGGCTGATCAGATCTCAATGAGCCTGTTGGATCCACTGCCCAGAATACAAGACCATTACGCAAGTGCCAAGAAACTGAACTTGGAGTGCAAGAGATTTTTAATCGTTTCATCATCTGCACATTCACAGCATAATCTACATATTCATCCCAAAGTTTTGATGCATACCCAAAGCCTTCGCACCCTTCCGCCGTCACGATCTCATAGAGGTTTGTGTACTTGTCGCGATTAAAAGTTGCAAAAATGAGCGATACAATCCTACCTTCATCTTCAAGAATCATCGGTGGAGATTTATCGTAGTTCTTGAATCGAAACCAAAGACTGTGTGAAGCAGAAAGAAACTTCGTATTCTTTCCTTCAGGCGAGTCTTGGATTAGATTTTCAACTTGTTCTTTTGTTGCAAACTTCATGGCTGTAAATCAAGAGCACCTTCAATGTGCACATATTCTTTTACAAAAGTTTTGGTTGCCATTGTCACATACTGATTCATACCAATCTCAATTGAGTTGTTCAATCCAACACGTTCAGCAATGTCTTTCGTAGAAGTAATTATACCGCCATTTGGAAGAGAAGTAAAGTAAATTGGTCGTTTTCCATTGCGATAGAATCGCAATTTCTTTTCTTTATAAAGTTCAATGACTGCCATTGAAGCATCAGAGAATTCTACAAGTGGAGACTTTTTGGCTTCGAGTGTATGGACAATCAGTTCACTATCATTTTTAGTTGTACATTTGTATCCATAGAGTCGTTCCCAATTTTCTGGCATCTCTTGACTCACAACACCATTGTGAACGATTGCAAGGTTCTCATTCCATAAAGGTTGATTGTAGTTGAGATCAGAAGTCGAATAACGACAATGACCAATCAAATACAAATTACCATCTTCATCAATTGTTTTATTCAGATCAAAGTGTTCTAGAAATTTAGCAGCAGGAGTGGCTGATATGAATGTGTGTATTCTACCGCCCTTCACCCAAGAAATACCAGTTGCATGTAATCCACGAATACTAGACTCGCGAATAACATTAGCAAGTGTATTCAAATCACTTGAGGAAGGTTTCTCTAGATAAGCACCAATGACTGCGCACATAAATTAACCAAATAGATCTTCTAGGGTAGAAACTTTTTCGTATGCTTCTGGGTGGTATTTTTGAACCATCTCTCGCCCACCAACTCTCTCAAGATAGTCATACCATTCTTTTTCTGACCACATTCCTTCGGAAATACCGTTCCAAAGACGTCGCTGGAGTGGGTGTTCTGGGTTCTTTCGACGTGACTCAACATAATTAAATCGATGATCTTCATACTCTTTGCTCCCGAGTTCAAGCATCTTCTCACGCAGATAACAAACAAGACTCACACGCTCTGCAGTTTCGTCTTGTAGGACAATAGGTGTGTTGCCATGAATGTACTCGTGATTATTAACAAGCAGGAGGTCACCAGGTCGTACATTCACAGCAACACGAACTTCTGGCAATATCAGATATCCACCTGAATAATTACCGTTGTTTGATAGGACGAGAAGATTGCTCAATCCATTTGAGAAGTCACCAGCATCACGATGTGCTGCTGTTCTAAAAGTTTTGTTGACTGTAATTGTAGTGAATACAGTTTGTGGAACCAAGAATGCTGGATCGATTTTATCTGCCGCAGCACGTTGTGCTCCATGACGTTGTGGAAGTAACTCAGCAAAGCCACGATCAAGTGTTTGTAGAAATGGGAATGACAATTTGAATTTGTCATAAGAGTGTTGTGTGTATGCAGTTGCGCGACCATACGGAATGCGAGGATAACGATCGAACCAACCAGCAATGCCAGAGTTTACTTGATTCGCATATGTGGTGTCTGAAATATATTTGTTTTCAACTACAAACGCTTCTTTCTTTCTTTCAGCAACAGAAAGTTTGATAACTTTCTTCAGCCAATTTTCAAAATTAAATTCATCTTGTTTGACAAGAGCAGACAACCAAACAAGTCCGCGAGTTGATTCAACATCTTTATATCGCTCTCGAAGAGTTTCAATTTCTTCATTGAT